CTGTTACTTCCGGCTCAAGCTCTTCAGACGTGAGATCCAACAATCCGTCAGATGCCAAGTCCTCGTAAGCCTCGTCTAAATTTTCCCCTGTGAACTTTCCGGCTTTGTAAAGCACTTCAACCGCAGAGTTCGGATCGCGACCACTTAGAGGTTGGCCGAGTTTGTACTTACACAGCCAAGCAATCAGGGCCTCGAAGTTCTTTTCGTAGGGGACGTAATCCGGATGTCGGCTGAGAAACTCTTTCGAAACAGCCTCGGCGGATAATTCATCCGACGCGGCTTTCCCTGTCTTTGCAGACTGAACGAGTTCGGCAACTGTCATGCCGGTTTTCTTAAGAAACCACTGCTCGATTGCGGCGTCAGGATTGTCCTGCAACTGGGTCTTCAATGCGAAGATGTCGTCGGCAGTCAATTCCCCGGACGGTAAAACTGTTACTGGGGCGACAGTCGCGGGCTGGTCTCCGTTCGAGTCGAGTCCCAATTTCGTGCGCTTGTTCAATTCTCTGATCTTCTGGGTTGCATTCATTTTCCCAGCAGCGAGATTGAGAAGCAGTTCGTCTTTTGTATTGCCGTAGAAAACTTCCGGCTTTCCTCCGGCACCGGATTCCAAGGTTGCTTTCCAGCCTTTGGAACCGTGTTCGATTGTTACTGAGGAGCCGTCATCGTATGTGAAAACCTGGGGCTCGTCAACTTTGGGAGCCGGAGCCACTGGGGTAGGAACATCGCTGCCCAAAGCAACAGCCTTGTCGGCTTCTCGGTTTTCAGCCTCTATCTTGAGAAGATCGTCTTCGAACGACCCACCATCACCTCGGGTGTCGAGAGGTGAAAAAAGATCGTCATCTAAAAACGGATCGGGAACTACAGAAACAGGTTCGTTAACCATTTTGAATCTCCTTGGACCCCTAGCAATCCGCTAGGCCGGTCAATTTACTGAAGGCCCCCGATGAAGAGGGCCGCCAGGTTCTACTTTTTTTTGCGGGTGCCGACCTTGCTTTGATGAAGACTGTCTACGTGACGCTTGACAAAAGCAGGGGTTCGGAAAACCACATTGCAGATACGACAGGTGGAACGGAAAAGGTAGCTCGCGTATTTTGCTTTTCGAATAGGATTAGAGAATCTTTTCGGTAATCCCTTCGCCGCCTTCTTCCTTAATGTGATTGGCATGATATTACCTCCTACATGGTAATCGTCATGGCAACCTCCTTTCTACTGCGCCACTTGGCGCGATAATTGGCGTGATTTTTGTAACGAAAAGAGAGCAGTTTTCATTACAAAAACGGCGCTCTTTTTATAACGTTTGTTAGAAAAAACTACCTACATTTTCTAAAGACTCTCGGGTGGAACTTGACTGTTTCGCAACGCGTGTTTTAGCACTTGAGGGGTCGGCGCGTTTATCGCTCGAAAGATGTCTTCCTGGAATTTGATGTAAAACGTTTTCAGCGCGTAAGCAACCGCGTGGGCTTCTTTCAGTGTTGTACTTCCGGGAGACATGAACACCAACGCTTCGGCGGCGTCGTCCACGTAACTTTTAATGCTGTCGAGTATGATCTGCCAGGACTCCGTTTGAACCTGCGGAGCCAACGTGCGGCCCCTGTCCCACAAGATCAGTTCAAATTTTTCTTCCTCGGTAAGTTTGCGACCGAGTGCTGACTCGACTCGATCCACCATCATGTTCTCTATGTCTGCCATTCGCATTGTCCTTTTCTGACAATCGATTTACTTTAGATCGCTCCAATTTCTGTAGCACTGGGCTCTCCGGTCACTGCCATAGGGGTCGCCGCCCTTCTCAACGTCTCTCGCATAACATCCCGACCGGCGCGTGCAATATTTTCCTGATCGGAGAGTTCGGTTTTGTTCTCGTGTTGCTGTTGCTGTTGCTGAACTTGAGCTTGAGCCTTAGCTTGGGCGATTGCCATAGGAGAGTTCGCTTGGGCTCGTTTAGTGTCTTCCTCGGTCATCGGAACTACGATGTCGTTGAAGGTCTTCCAGTCAGATACCTCGAAGAACATCTGTAAAACTTCGTTGATCTTAACTTTCAAACCTTGAGCAGCCAATTGTTGCGTGGTCTGCTCACTGGTCAAGAACTGAACCATGATTGGCAAGGCTTGTGCCATTGCCCGTCTAGCCTGCAACTTCGCTGCCGCTAAAATCTGGAACTTCACTCGGGCGTTCAAGATTTCAAGAATGTCGCCCTTGTTCTTCATAAACTCGTGTTCCAATTCCTCGCTAAGAATATGCTTGACCGTACTGATCGGAAGCAGGGCGCAGTTTAACTCGTGCGCGTGATAGAGGAATGGAATAATCACATTGTCGGCCAGCTTCTCTACGAAGTCGGCAACTCGTGATCCGGCACCCGCAGCGAGGAGGTTCGCACCGGATGCAGTTCGTGCCAAACTGGAGTGTCCGCTTTGACCGGCCACGCCCTGCATACCAGGATCGCTTACTCCTGAAATTCGCTCGGCCCGTGACTCTGAAAGCTGCAAGTGTTGCGTAGCTTCAGGTACGGCGGGTAGCCGCTCTAAAACTTTGAAGTCGTCCTTATTGTCCACCTCAACAATTTTACCAGGCGAAATTCGAATACTCTGCGTAGGAACACTTTTGCCTTTCACGCGGAGGTATACACCATTCAAATTCAAAGAGGCGTTATCTAAATAAAGGTTCGTCAAGCCTTGCTGGAGCCGCTGTTCGGCACCGATGATCTTTGCAAGACCCATCGACCAGAACGCCTCGGGAACATCCCACCAGCCAATTGACAGGTACGGGATCTCGCCATAAGGATTCTCGTCGTTACAAATGACAAGCTTCTTATTCAGGACTACGATGTATGTTTCATTATCCCAGCGTTCGAGAACTTCGAGCGGCTGGTCAAACGGATTCTCCGTGGTGGGTTCAAACCGCGCTTCCGCACGGGCATCCCACAAAGGATTTTTAATTGCTACCTCGGAGAGCGCCGCTTCGACTGGCTCTTTCGGGGGTAAGAACAATTCTAAAAGTTTAGCCTTCGACGGAATCTTGAAGCCTGGCCGCTGACGCAGCTTGTCAAGTTCCTTCCAGGTCAGGAACAATCGATGGATGACATACTTCCCTTTATTGATACTGGGGACGTTGAGACCTGGATCTACGAGCACGTACCTTAAGTTTGTAATGTGCTCAAACGTCGGCCTATCGATATACTCTTCAACAATCTGTTCCTCGATTTCCTCTTCGCCATTGGGATCGATCGTAAGATCTGGAAGCATCGGGTCCACATTGGGGACCGTGGCAATCGGCTCAGGGCGCACATACATCTTACGCTCGCGGGTAAACATCTCCCATCCCCATTTCCAAATTCCGGTGCCAAAAAGAACCGCATTGAAGCATCCCCGTTTAAGTTCTTCTCGAAAATGGATGTCTTCCAGTTGATACCCCAACAAGGCCGCAACGGCGCGAGACGCCTGGGCGGTAGTTCCTGGTCTCTTCTGGATCATGAACGGAGGATCATCATAAAACAGACCATTGATGATCTGAGGAACCAGGGAATTCACCGCTGTAGCAACAGTAAAGAAGGGTACGTTAGCCCGTTCGGACTGCGTGCCTTCCCAATATTGCGCGGTATAGGGCGACTGGTATAGCGTAGCGGCTGACGGCCACTGCATTACCCAGGCTTTTGTGGAGGCAAAATTCTCCGCCCGGAGAGCATCCTGAATAACAAGCTTCAAAGCGGGATCGTCCCCCCAAACTTTGGCGGCGAGTACAGCCTTTGCTTCGTCGGGCGTTATCGGAGCGTGCGTATTGACTGGTGGTTGTTCGAGCAGCATGGGTCACTCAATCCTGCAAAATTTACTTGATGGAAACTTTCGGGTCCGCGACTTCACCAGCCTTCGTCTTCGAATGGCTCTTGCAAGTAACGACGCCGCTTTCCAAATCCACGCCACAAGGTTCGTCTACGGAGGTACTGCCCTCGTCATTGGTTGCAACAGGGAACGACTTTCCGCCCTTGCCCCATTCAGAGGGTCCACCCTTGGACACCGACTCCGCATCTCTCGGGCTCCCCAGAAGGTCGCTCTCGATGACTTGATTTTTCGCAACAGCGTCACCTTTCTTGCCGGACAACTTCGTTTTGAAATCGCTGCCCTCAGCTTGGTAGGGGTCTTTTGGTGCGAGTACATCTTTCTCTTTTTCTGACATTGCTTTTTCCTCTACTACAGATTTTAAAATTAGCCACAAAAGCCGCTGCCAAGAATTGGATCTAATCCACTCGGAAACGCTTTGATTCCGGAATCTTCCGTTGGAGCCGTGACGGGTTCTTGAACAGGCTGAGAAATCCAGTTCAACTCTCCGGTCTCAGGATTGTGCGTCAAGATGCACCCACCATACGGATTCTGAAAACCTTCTTCAAAGAGCAGCTTCCAACCGGCTTCTACCTTGCTGAAAGTCTGCAATTCATTCTTAAGGATTGTTTGAGCCATTGCCGGAGCATGTTTCAACTGTCGAGAGATCACGTCGGGAATATCGTCGTGACCGCTACCGGTCATGCACTTCTCAAACTCGCCATACAGAATGCTAAGAAACGGAAGATGGGCCGCAAACTTCAAACGCCCATCGTTTACCCACGGCTGCATCGCAGCCATCCGAATTTTCTTTGCGTCCTTATTTGTCTCTGCCGTCACCCAATCAATTCGATTCAGCAGCGTGATGACATAGATATCACCAGTCTTCGCTGCTTCAGATTTTATCGCGGGCTCCAGAAGTCTTGATCCAGCCGCGTCTTCAATCGTCACAATAAATGGGCGGTACTTCAAAGCAAAGTTTACCACGGCCTTTGCTAAGTCTGCCGGAGTGAATCGTGCCCGAATAAGATCGTGGATAAAACACTGACCCATATCATTCCAAATCGCGGAAGATCCGGTACAGTAGTCGCGCCCTTTCTTTTTACTGAACGCAAAATCCCAAGTTTGACTGATCGGACCTCTGGATGGTAGCTCATTAAACGGAATTGTGTTGACAACCAATTTCTCTTTATCGAAGATCGTGAAACTCGCCGGGCGCGGGTTCTGGTTAAGCTGACCTTCGAACGTCTCTTCGTTTTCGTTAAACTCTCGCAACAGCCAAGGATAGGTCATGATCTGAGGGAGCAATAAATCGCATCCCTCGGGTCCGGCATCCTTATACGTTACCGGCTTCCCTTCGATCTTGAGCCTCTGAGCAACTTCTGGCTTAATGACAATGGCACGTCCAACAAGAATCTTCGTAGAGGTGCTGACGTTTTCTGTGTACTCCCAACAAGGATTTTTAGTGGTCTTGATATCGCCGACGTTCTTTTCAATAAGCACGCCGTAGTGGTCCTCGTCGGCATACCGCGTTCCAATGAGTTCGAAGTAGTAGCCACCTGGGCGTAAAAGTTTCTTCGCAAGAAAGAGCTTCTTCGAAATCGACGTGCATTGTTCGGGGCTCTCGGTGTTGCGGTCGCAAACCGAATCGTCAGCTTTTATAACTTCAAAGTGCAACCCGGATTTGGTAGATCCAATCGAAGATGCCAGCACCGTGGGCTCTTTCCGATGGACATTCTTTGCGCCCCAAATCGGACACGTAAACTCGTACTGATTTCCTGCTTCGAGATCTTTTTCGGTTACACAGAATTCGGGAAAGAAGAGGTTCATCAAACTTACGTCCCCTTCTTTTACTGCGAAGTGCCCCTTCAACTCACGAACGAAACCGACGGCCAAATCATCAACACCGGTCAGGAACAGGATTCGGACATCGGGAAAATTCAGAATCCACTGAACGGCGTCACAAACATCAATCGTACTTTTGAATCCCCCACGAGGCCAGAGAAGTAGCCGATTCTCGTACTCGTCCTGATCCGCGATTGTTTTTGTGTTATCCTTCTGAACGAAGAAGTCGCAAAGGATCTGGTATTCTTCGCGGACGATTTTGTTTTCTTTGATGTGCTTATCCACACCGGCAGGATTCGTTCCCCACAAAAAATACTTTACTAGCCAAAACAGATCGGTACGTGAACGACGACGAACCTCGCGGGTCATCGGAACTTTGTCGAGGCCCACTGACTGAAGATTTTGTAAGCTCGTCCTCACATCAACGCGGGTAACATACTCGTACAAATTTTCATCTGGGATCTTTTCCAGGCCCCCGAATTTTTCTGTCAGGCTGTCGAAGGTTTCGAGCATTTAAGTTGTGTACCAGATGTATAGTTCCCCACTATCAATCTTCGTGACAATGAAGTCTTTCCACCTTACGCTGTTGCCACCGCCCCCACCACCACGATTGAGCCGAACGTAGCAACCTTTGAATTGGGCCTGAGCAGTATGTTGAAATAGAACCTGCCCATTAATATCGGTGATAGTAACCTCGTGACCTGCGGCTCCTGGGTTGTCCCATTTAATCGCACGCGGGTAAATCTGAAAATTGTTCGGGGCGCTCCCGCTGTTCTGGTAGGAGAGGACCATCACCGAATCGATTAAGATCGGATTCCCTTGTGAGGACAAGTTGAAACCAACCGCATTTGAGACGCCCGTCTTTGCGCCAATAGTGGAGGTCGCCGTGAATGTCCCGTCGCCGGTTCCTGTATAGATTATCAAACCAGTCAACGTAGCAACGCCGAGGACGAAATCCCCGGCCTGGTCGAGCGTATCGTTCGCTAATGACCCAAGACCTGAGACTACGCCGACGAGAGGAGGATCGGGAGAGACCACGACGTTATCGGCAGAGGCATCAAACAAAATCACCACGTTGTCGAAGGCGTCTTGCGCCGTTAGTGTGTTGACCCCGATGAACGGAACTGTGTACTGTTGACTGGCTCCGAGCACAAAGACAAAGTGATCGAGGGCGTCCGCCAGAACATCGACCTCTTTTGGAGCAAGAAACCCGCCGCCTTCGGCAAGAACGGAGGTAAGAACACCGTCGCCCAATCGGATAAGCTGAGCGAGTTCTGCGTCGTAGAGTATCACCTTTAGCTGAATACCGTCAGCCACCGCCTGTCCGGTATTAAACACAAGAGAAGTCGGGATTCCAAAATTGATGACAGCAGCGAGGCGATCCGTAACCGTAGGGTTGGTTCCATCGGGTGCCGGGTTAATGAAAGGGGCGGCCTCAAACGTGATGTTTTTGCCACCAGGAAAATCATAAGTAAGATCGATGTTTCCGTAAGTATCAATCGCTCGGATCTCTAAAATCTGAAACTGGACGCCAGCAACAACCGTCGCGCCGTTGTCCGTTTTGAAGTCCAACGCTATTGCGACATCGGCGGTCACAACTACGTTCAATCTGTCGGCTCCGGCAGCGGCAATGAAACCGTCAGTACAGGCGATATCCACGGTCTCAGCTTTCGTCAGAACCATGTCGGAAGTTGCAACGCCTGCTGCAAAGGTGAGGCCGCAGCCCAGACCAAAAACGACGGGAGACGCGCCACTATCTGTCGTGGACGGGCTGGCGGTGAGCGGCGGGTTGTTCGCGCCACTAAACACGAGAACGTGGCTACCAACATAGCTTGCGTTGTCGGCGGTGATTGTAATCGGATTTATGGCTCCGGTGACTTGGGCTGCACCGCCAGTAATTACAAACTTCGCCGAGAGCCCGAAGGCGTTCGACGTTCCTACCTTCGCCCCGATGGTTGAAGTCGCAGTAAAGGTATCGGTAGCCCCCGCCGCAATAGTGAGGACGAGTGCGCTCGTGAAGTTTGCGACTCCGTTGGTGAAATCTCCGGCTTGGTCAAGGGTGGCAAGACCTCCGGACCCCAGACCGGTAATCGCGCCCGCAGCGAAACCACCATTCGGGGAAATCACAACGTTGTCCACCGAAGCATCGAACGTGGTGATCGGATTATCGTAGAGATCTTGGGCGGTTACGTCATTGCTCCCTGTGAAAGGCTGCGTAGATATCTGACCAGTCGTCATGACCAGAGCGAAGTGGTCGAGAATATTTTCGGTAACATCTACAGTCTTCGGAACCAGGAATCCCGCAGTCTCATTTCCATAGGCAGTAATGGCCCCCTCGGTGAACGTCATCAATTGCGCCAGACCTGCGGCGTAGAACACGGCGTCAAGTTGGGTGGCGTCAGCAACCGCAACTCCGGCGATGAACGTAATCGAAGTAACCTGCCCAAAGTTCTTCGCGACACCCGCGTCATTGCTAATCGTCGGTTTCGTGGTATCCGGGGCATCGCCGATTCCAGTGAATGTTAAGTTTTTAGAACCCCCATACGTCAGATCGATGTTTCCCCAGCCATCGACCGCATTGATCGTTGGTATCGTGAACCCAACACCCGCGACCTGAGCAGCACCCGAGGCATTCCAATCGAAATTCAAAGCCACGCCTGCGGTCACAACAACATTCAGTCGATCCGCGCCGCCAGCGGCAATCGTGCCATCGGTACAGGCGATGTCCACAGTCTCGGCTTTAACCAACGTCATGTCGGTAGTTGCAACCCCGAGGACAAACGTTAGTGGACATGGATCTCCGAAATCTACGGGGTTCGCGTCTTTGTCAACAGTCTGCGGAGAAATCGGGTTTCCGAAAGCGGCGTCGGCGGCCCCGCTGAACGTAAGGGTGTGGTCGCCCACATACCCAACGTCATCAGCCGTGATGGTAATTGTCTGGAACGCACCGGCAACTTGCGCCGCATTTCCAGTGATTGTAAATTTTGTTGCTGGCATAACCGCCTCTTATGTGGTGAAGTAGATGTATGCTACGCCGCTGTCGAGCGTGACAAGCTGCCACTCTGCTTCCCACCGCACCCCTTCAGCAATATCGAAAGTCTCGCCCAGTCCATTCGCAGCACATGTATGCTTGAACAGAATGTTTCCGGCAGAGTCATCAACCTCAAGAACGTCGCCAGCCGCTACAGGCGCGTCCCATTTGATGACACGAGGATACACTAGAAGATTGTTGGGGACCCCGCCAGTCGTGGTTTGGTACCCGGCGGCCATCACACCATCAAGGATAATTGGATTGCTTGAAAAATCGTTAGCCATGTTCTACTCCACGTTACCGCGTTTCATTCTTATATACTCTAGCACCGCCTTGAAGGCGAACTGATCGGCCTGGCGCTCGTTTAGGGCTTTGCCTGATTGATCTTGAAGCGCGTGCTTATACTCGTGAGCCAAAAGAAATAGAGACACCGAGGAAAACTCGGGGTAGAAAAGACCTGTCGCTAAATACATAAGTTTCACGCCGTCTGTTTTCTTCCCGTCGTGGTAAATACCGTAGTATGGCAGCGCATCGTCGTCTTCATCGTCCGGAACTTTTTCACTATTCGATTCAATTTCGTCATCTGGTAATGCAACCAGGTGAACATCTTTCTTGAGCGGGTACTCTTCATTTAAAAAGCTGACAAAACTTCGGATCTCTTTCGAGAAGTGCGGAAGACGGCCTTGAATGTGCAGCATCGCGTTGTCCGAATGTTTTGACCCCAGGATATCTTTGACGGCCATGATGGGAAACTCTGTCTAACCAATTAAGAAACTCACCGAGAGTCAAATCTGATTTAGCTCGGTTGCATATTGAACAACAGGAGACGACATTTTCTGTCTCATATCCTTTGCTGTTATCGATCCTGTCAACCCCGTTACAAACAAATTCCTGACCGCTGCTGTGCTTCTTTGAAGACTGTCCCCCACAATAGAAACAAGGACTTTTACATAAATTCGAAAACTCCTCTTCGGAGAGTTTGAAGGGTCGGCCTTTCTTCTGCGCCCACACTCTGTAGTCAACAAACCGTCTGCGATAAGCGGCCACTCCTGGGGGCTTTTGCCTACGTTCGGTCTGCCAACAACCGCAGGAGGTTGTTTTTCCGTTTAGTAGATTCTGTCTTAATACCGAAGTCTCCGCCCCGCAGGCACATCGGCACACCCACACAGCGCGAACGTTGTGTTTGCACTTGCGACTAGCTCCTTTGGACTGCACCGTCAATCTGCCGAAGCGTTCTCCAGTCAAGTCAAGTATGCGAGCGTCCATATCGAGGACATACCCCCCACCAGTTTTTTGAGAAGTTGCAGTTAGCGCAAAGTAGCGTGTAGCCCTCTTTTGGCCAATTCTGCTCGCGGAGGATCTTATACATTCTCCATCCTCTCGCTCCGGTAGCCAGTCTGTGGCGACCCCCCGTTCCCCGTGGTCCGACGTGTTCCAATGAAAGGAACTTCGACTCTCGTACTTCACAACCCGGACACTGGCACTTCCCGCCGTAAGCCTTTATGAACTCCGCTCTGAGTTCTTCTCGTTCTGCTGCTTGGCGGCATCGTGAACTACAGTAGTACGCTTGTGTTGCTCGTAGTTTTTGTCCGCATTTGAAACAGAAGAACATCGTCTATTACCTTCACTTTCTGACTGCGATTTCCTGGGGAACTGCGGGAAGAAAAGTGTGTGGTAACTATCCATAAACCCCCTTATTTCTTTTTTGAAGTTTTACGTTTCTCGGGAATCAACTGAACACCAACCGTCTTACGAATCGAACACTTGGGAATCTCAAGTCCGCCATTACACTGCTCGGGATCTTCCGCGAAGTGCGGGACAATCATGATAGATTCTTCGAACTCTTGGTACAACCAGCCAATCGAATGGCAGATCATTGGTGTAGATTTTATCTCGTCAGTGAGCGTCCATCCCCGACCAATAGCGCGGCTGTCCACCCATTCAATGTAGACAAGAGGAAATTCGTGAGCCATTGAAAAAATCCCCCTACCCTTTTTCTGGAATGTCTGCGCCTGCGGCACGAGCTTTAGACAGCAGGATCGCCACTCTTTGTTTCTCCGCTTGCGCTGCGCCTTTCTTACGCATCGTCTTCTTAAGAATCTTCGGAGGACTCACTTTCATTTCGTGTCCCGCTGCTCGAAGGATCTTCTGATCTTTCGGCGGGACTTTCTTTTTCCCTGCGCCCAACGCACTCGCAGCTCCACCAACCTTACCACGCCGGTAACGCTTTGCCTGCTTCACATTTAAAACAGCTTCGCCCTTCTCCAACTTGGCAAGTCCTGTCTTAGGCACATAGCGAGTCCCCTTCTTATAGGAAGGTGCTTTCCCACCGATAGACAGCGTGGCTGTCCGTTTGGACGAGGTATCTACGGGGTCAGATCCACCTTGAACTTTCATACCTGGGAGAACAGAAGCAAAGGGATTAGACATTTTGTGTACCTTAAGAAAAGCGAACCGTCTGTTTTTTTACCAACTCAGGAAGCCGATCTTCGGCGGGAGTCGGCTTACCAATCCCGTGTTTATCACGATAGGCTTTGAGCAAAGGAATTGTCTTCCTCAATTCTCTCTTCTCATACAATTGGCGATCTAATTCTTCGGCATCCTGCTTCAGTGAGCCTTGCCCGGAAGTGCCAGTCCGTAAGATCGCTTGTGTAGCCGGTGTAATAGCGCCCTTCTTAGCAGGTCTCTTGTGCTTCCCTGCACCCAGTATTCTCGCCGAGCCTTTAACACCACGGGCACGATACTTCTTAGCCTCTCTCTTCGATAGGACCGCTTCGCCTTTATGAAGCCGGGCAATGCCGGTTTTAGGAACTCGCTTCGTTCCACGTTTGTATGAGGCCGCAAGTTTTTCCGCTGGGGTAGGTTCTTTAATCCCACGGACCGTTCGATACTTTGTAAGCAACTCTGCGGCCTTCTTTAATTCTCGGCGCTCCGCTTTTTTCCGAACCCCAGGATATTTATAGCTCCAGCCTTCTTCTGGATCGTCTTTCTCGTCCTTCTCTTCATCCGCCGAAACCGCACGGGTATTATGAAGAATGTGAGGTGCTAAAAATGGATTTGGTGTAAATGGCATATTAGCCTCGGGACTTCTTCGCTTTCATTTTTCCTGCGCCTAACAACCTCGCAGCGCCTTTCCTGGCACGAAACTTCTTTGCCGCTTTCTTGTTCAACACAGCTTCGCCTTTGTGGAGCTTGGCTACGCCGGTCTTCTTTACTTTCTTCGTTCCTTTTTTATAGGACCGAGTTTGAAGATCATAGAGACGTGATTCCGCAGGCGTATCTCCGCTGATACTCTTTTGAATTCGGTAGTCGCGGAGACGCTGCGCGGATTTCTCCAACTCTTTTCTTTCCGCCGGATCTCGGGACTTATCAGGTGCAGCTTTCACAACGCGTTCGTCCTTCTTAGGTTGTGAAGACTCTTTGGCTGCCTTGTCTTTCTCTTCCATACCTTCCTGAAGAATTTTGGCAGCTTTTCCAAATGGTAGATAATCAGAGAGTGCCATGTTATACTCCTGTCGGACCTGTTGGAAGTGGACCTGCGGGCATTGCCTCGGGGCCTGGGGCCGGTGGTAACTCCGGGGACCCAGCCATAGGGGCTCCTGGGGCTGCGCCTTCGCCTAAACCAAAATTCTCGGACACATGCCCCGCCAACTCTTCCGGATTTAACGCGTGGGACTGCCCCGGAATCATCGGTTCGTCGGGTCCGTTTTTGAATTCGTGGTCAACAAGAAACTTTCCGTTGTCCGTTCGGCTGATGTGCATTTTATGGACGTGCCTCTTTATCGCCTTCGCAACAACCGCAGCAACAGACTTGGAAGCCTTAGAAGATTTTTTCTTCTTGCCGCCTAACGTGGATTTTGTCCGACTCGCTTTTTCTGCCATAGAACACCTCTACTTCCCAATATTTTTTGTTAGTGCGTTGGCTCGTTCCATGAGATCTGGAACCAAGGCCGCTGGTTTAGATTGGTTCGCCCGAACCTCGGCTCGAATTTTGTCATACTTATCTGGTGATGGGGTCACAGCCGCTTTTGGCTGCGGAGATTCTAAAAGCGAGCCGTGTTCTTTTTCATAAGTCTTCACGTTCTTTTGCTTCGCAGCAATGCCAGCTTTCTCATTACTGGAACTTAGACCAAAAAACGCGGATAGGTGCTCGCCAAGTCCTGCGTTGGGGATCGCATGAATTTCCGACTCCCCTCCATCTTTAAATTGATGGGTAGCTTTAAAGTGCCCGTTGTCGGTGCGTTCGAGCGACATCCGATGTACATCTTTCGAAGCGGGTTTTGATTTTACTCCGCCGAGGGCCTGTTTAGATCGAGTGATCTCTGCCATGTTAGTCCTCGTCACCTTCGTCTTCGTCATCATCTTCCGGCTCGTCGCCGGTCGCATGTTCCAGAGACTCCTCTTCTTTGGTCTCGGACAACTCGTGATGCTCTTCGGATTCCTCTTCAGGATCTCCGGCAAAAACAAACTTCTCGTTCACCGAACAGTGCTTGACTGGATCGATGAATCTGCAACAGCCGTGCACCTTATCCACGATTGCGAAGGTCTTCCCCCCTGCCGTCACCTTATCGGTTTCAGGGTCCTTCAACATGTGGGGTTCGTTACACAATCCTTTTGGTTCTTTGCGGGGCTCAGTGCTTTGAAGATACCAGCAACCGGCGCAATTGAACGGACCCGCCTCGGAATACTCCGCGAGTTCGGTGCCCATGCCTTCGTCTTTCTTCCAGGGGTACTCTTCTTTCTTTCCACCTAAAATGTTTTTGACTGCCATAAGCGCCTCTAATCAGGAAGGGCCTTCTGTAAAAGTATCCACATTCCTGCGGCTTGACCAAGAAACTTATATTCAGTCTTGTCAAAATTTGTTGCGTTCACCCAAGACAGGACAATCAATCCGCACCACATGAAAGCCGCCCTAACAATTTTATTTCGAGTCCATTTTTGAGGTTTCTTTTTCGGGGGCATAGTAGATTCCTGTTATTCGGGCTCCGGCATTGGTATCATCAAAACCTCAGCAGAATTTGGACTCTCTCCGTTTACGTTGACGGCGCTAACAACGTAGTAGTATGTCCGGCCAAATGAAACTTGGGCGTCTTGAAAAATTGGGTCCGCAGAAACCCAGACAACCTTATAGGGTCCGCCGGAAGTGAAACTTCTTTTAAATCGAAACTGATGAATGTGCGCGGGATCGGGAAAACAAACGCCGACAACGACCAGGAGCCCGTCGTAGTGAGCGGCAAAAGGATGGACAGGAGCGTCGGGAAGAACGGCATTTACTAAAAAAGTTACCTGCGCCGAGTTCGGCCCCTCGCCATCCTTGTTGACAGCACTCATGACGTAGTAATAGGTCTGCTCAAGCTGCACGGCGGAGTCGAGAAAAATCCCGACGTTTGACAAAGCAATCGTGGTGTACGGCCCGCCGGTTACTGTACTCCGTTTAAGTTTCCAGTAGTCCACCGAATCCGCATCAGTACCGGCAATTTGGACCGATAACTCTGGGCCTCTCACGGCAGACACTTGTACTACCTGGTGTGGAAGAGCCATACGTTACCTAAAGAAATGGAAGCGGGGGCCGGATTTGAACCGGCGACCTGAAGCTTATGAGGCTCCCGCGCTGCCAGACTGCGCCACCCCGCAACAGAAAAATTGGAGGGACTTTTCATCCCTCCGGATTCAGAAGCGGACGGCACTGTAGACGAGATCCGCTTATAGAATAGCGTGAAGGCCGGTCTTTAATATCCGGCCCCCACTAATGGGAACCCGAAGTCCCGTTTGGTGGTATACTATCGGGCTCCCCTGATAAGGGATGTAACACCCTCTACCCAATTTCAAGCTCCCTGGGTCGGAGCAAGCCAAATCGTTTTATAGGTTCAGCAAAAGGGAGAGGGCCGGGGGTTGTGCTTCGTTAAGTCCGACCCTCCATTCTCGAAGGGATGAATCCTATTGCTCGGGGTACTAGCCCGAGGGGCGGATCTCCCAACGATTCTTAGACGCGCTCGATTGTGAACTCGTTCAACTTCACGAACGTTGTAGCGTCCGCAGCGGTGTTGATGGAGGTGCTGAGGATGAAGTTGATGTCCGTGATCGCACTGACAGCAACCGCAGTCGTAACCGCGTACACAGGCGGAGACGGCAACAGTCCGGCGTTTGATAACGCGGTGACCACGAACTTCGAGCCGGTCAAACGACCGACAGAAGTTGACCACAAGAAGAAGCACTCGGCGTAGAACTGCACGTAGAGCGCCCCGAGGGTCAGGGTGCTGAGTAAGGTTGTGACGGCGTTGAGGCCGGTTCCCTGGACACCAGTGGAGGTGACAGGTTCGGCGGCACCAATCTTCCCTACGTGTGCAGCAGTGATTTGATTCAAGGTCAGGGTCAGTGTGGACCCGCCGATACCCAGACAGATTCCAGCGATCTTGACTTTGAAAGCGTGGTCGTCGTAGGCATTAGATCCTGCGATGTCAGACAGACCAATTGAAATTGCTGACCCAACCGGAAGAACCGGAGAGGGCAGGGTTCCGTAGTTACCGGCAGCGGGGACTGTGAAGACCTGGAACGCGGTAGCCGCAACCGAGACGGTTTTTGCAGGGAGGTTGTAGAACCCTGCTACTGTGTTGTTGTTAGCCATGATATTCCTCTTTGAGAAATGAGATTGAAATTTACTGCGGTGTTACACGCGCTCGATACCGAATTCGTTGAG